CTTCATAGGCTTACGGATTTTAAGTCTATATGATTGTTTGGTCGGGATTACTGGATAGTATTGACTCCAGATCCTTCCTATAACTTATTGATAATCAATATGCGATATCTGATGTTTTTGACATTCTGTACCGATTTTTCGCTCCCTTATTGGGTGTAGCAACAGCCTGTAATTTAGTCGGTTGCTACATGAAATAAGAGAGGAGTAAAGTCTTTTTTATTGCTGTACGATGTTTTTTGTCAGAAGTTGTACTTGGTCCCGCAGCCATTTGATCTGCTCAGCTTGTTGGTCGAGCATCGCCTTTTGGTTGTTAATGACACCCATCAATACATCAGGGCTACTGTTTATGTTGACAGTTGAGTTGCTGATGTGATGCACATTCGTATTCTCTAACTTTTTATCATCATACTCTTCATTTGAGAGGAAGAAGTCCTCTATTGGAACCTCAAAATATTCCGATAACCTTTCAAGGTATCGAGAGTCAATGTAAGTTCGACCCTTGAAGTAGCTCGATGATATGTGTGAACTCTGACCGAAGACAAAAGCCACCATTTCACCGACTGTTTTTTTCTGCTCCTTGAGCAGTCGATTCACTAAATCTCCGTTAAACATAATCTAATATCACTAAATGAACGTTAAATAACACCGCAAAAACAGGAAATCTTTCCCAAAACTGCGGAATTTTCGATAATTCTTCTTATATTTGCCCACAAATTTAGCAACAAAATTCGAGATATGCAAGAAAAAGAAGTTAAAAAAAGAGCATTAACTATTGAAGGTTATTATGCGACTCTTTCCAAAAAAGAGAAGAGTCAGCTCATTCAGTTTCTCATGAATAAGTATGGTTTCTGCTACAATACTGTACAACAAAAGTTGTCGGGCAGGACCAAGTTCAATCCAAGAGATCTCTTGGTAGTACAAACAGTTATAAATCAAAGCTTATGGAAAAGCAAGTAGAATTTTTCGTGTCTCCACAAGGAGAAGTGTGTTTTTATGGCCATGATGGCAAGGTGCTCAGCTACAGTACAGAGCATCCGGAAATCATCAACCACATGTCTGAGTTGATAAGTCGGCTTTACCCGGAGGCGTATAAGTACCTGGCAGGCTTATACGCCAAGAGTAAGCCTAACAAACTTTATTTCAAGTTTCTCATAACAGAGCGTTTCATCCGTTGCAACCTGGGTTCCAACGATACACTTAGTTTCGATATCGATGGAACCCTTATGCACCTGGAGAAAGTCGATTGCCCTCTCAGGGGCATATGTCCTAGAGAAAAAATAGTCTGCCTCCCAAAGCTGAAGACTCCTTTCTTCCCAAAAGAGCTTGAGGTAGCGAAGTATTTTGCACAGGGTTATGTTGCTCGAGAAATAGCCCAGATTCTAGGCAAATCCAAGAACACGGTGTCTGCACAGCTTCGCAAAATGACGAAGCGACTGGGTCTGCAGTCAACCAGAGACATCATCAAGGTAGTTCATCAGTTGAACCTATGATTTGCCATCGATGCCGCTACAAGCGCAACTGCATCAATGGCTCCTGGTGCAGTTGCTTTAGGATTTATGTGGAGTATAAATTTATTGTTTTATGCATATTCTATGAGCAGTAAAGAAATAAAAGACAAAATTATATTATTAATCTCTAGATTCGCAACATTAGAGAATAAAGATTTTTATGTGCAGAATGATTATGGCATTTTAGCATACATGTGTATTAATGAAGTCATGGAGTATTGGTGGTTAGATAATGGGCAATGTCTGCAGGTATCAAAATTGGATCCAATATCCAAATCAGTCAGATTACCATGGTTTGATATAGAATTATGAAAAAGAAGAAGGCGAAACAAGCCAAGACATTCGTAGAGTGTCACAATACATGTGCCCGCAGCAGTGGCAGAACCTGCAAGTTCTGGGGGTGTTCACACCGCAAGCTGTACAGCGAATGTGACGAATATAAGAGGTATGTTCTATGGCCAACTCCAAGTGTTCATATTATAAGCCGAAGTTATGAGAAATAAAATTAAGTTTTGGAGTGACCGCGAGATTAGAGCGGCATTCGACAAGCGGGGGGGGCAAATATAAGGGCATCCTACAGCAGTTGATGATGGAGCGAGACTACGCCTATAAGCGTCAGATTCGCTACTTTGTCAATGAAGATATTGATAAGTTCATGCGCAGGTTATCTTAGTACTTTCATTTTCGGAAGTTCTAAGTTAATTTTGCAGCACTAAATATAAAGATATGATCAAACAAGAGAACATTGACAGAATTATAAGCGATGTCTCAATTCGAGACGTCGCAATCGATGAAGGTATAACCTTCAGCAAGGAGCGGGGAGGGAAGCTCTGGGCATGTTGCCCATTCCACAAAGAGAACACTCCTTCATTTTTCGTTGATACAGGTACCAACACATGGAAGTGCTATGGTGGATGCCATAGCGGTGGAAATGTGATAAGCCTCTACCGGAAGCTGAAGAATGATCTCCCTTTTCCTATCGCCTGCAAGGAACTTGCAAAAAAATATCTCAATGAAGACATAGAAGACGATTACAAGCCGAGCAAGGAGGATGAGGAGAAGCAGAAAGAAAAAGAGTCTCTGCAGATAATACTCAGCTATGCGCAAGAGTTCTATGTGCAGTGCATACATGAGGTCAACCCTGCAGCAAACAAGGCACGTGAGACCGTCCGCAAAAGATGGGGAGCTGACGCTATTGAGAGGTTCGGAATAGGTTACGCTCCACGAGATGGTTTTATCGAATGGGCTATGCGTAAGGGTCTTGACTTCGACCTCCTGGAGCAGGTCGGTCTCATCGGTATAGGTGAGCGTGGCAAATATGCCATGCTCCGTGACCGATACACAATACCTATCTATGACAAGATGAGCAATGTCATTGGCTTCACGGCTAGAACTATGTCCGATGATAAGGATATATGCAAGTATCTCAATCTTAAGAATAGCCTGGTGTATGCTAAGGACAAGTCTGTTTTCGGCATCAATTTCGCGCAAAAGGAGGCGAGACTGAAAAATAAATTCTACCTGGTAGAGGGCGCACCTGATGTTGTCAAGCTGCAATCGCTTGAAATCCTCAATACAGTAGCCTCACTGGGCGGAGCGTGGACAGAGAACCAGCTGAAGCAACTCTATCACATCAGCCATACGGTCACATTTATTCCGGATGCTGACACGCTGAAGCCAGGCAACGAGTGGCCTGCAGGTACCGCCAATGTCTTCGCGAATGGTCGAGAGGCATTGGCAGCCGGATTCACTGTGAACGTCCGTGAAATTCCTATTGACTATCCGGCACCTAAGAAAGAAGATCCGGACTCCTGGATTGTTGACAAGGCGCATTTTCAGCAGATGAAGGAAGAGGAGTTCATCTACTGGTTCTGCCGCAGAAGATATTGGCCAACAGCTGATGATATCGAGCAGATGACAACAGAGGACCGCCTGAAGGCTATCGCTGATATCTGCTCCCTGCTGATGATGATCCGTGACGAAGACCTGCGCACAAGCTATCTGACCGGATTATGCACTATGTATAAGCATAGCCGAGAATGGAAGGATACGCTGAAGCGAGCTAAGGAGTCGGAACTGAGCGCCAAACAGGAGAAGGAGCGCAAGGGTGACATCAAGATGCTTCGTGAGTTCGGATTCACAGAACATGACAATAGCTATTGGGGTACCAACAAGGAAGGAGACGAAATTCAATGGTCCAACTTCAAGTTGAAACCTCTCTTCCATATTCGTGATGATTTCAACCCGGTTCGCCTCTTTGAAATCAAGAATAACGGAGAGGAACCTTCACGCCTCATTGAACTGAACATGGATGAGATCACTTCCAGTTCGACCCTGCGCAAGCGCCTATTCGGTATAGGCGATTACATTTGGATGGCCAAGGATGAGCAGCTCATCAAGCTGCTCGGGTACCTGGGCAAGGTAACTGAGACTGCAGACCCTATCAAGCAGCTGGGCTGGCAGAGCGAAGGCTTCTATGCCTTCTGCAATGGTGCCATCGAGGATGGCAGCTGGCTTCCCATCGACGACATGGGCATTCTGCGCTTGACCGCAGGCAAGTTCTACCTGCCTGCCATGAGCAAGCTCAATAAAGATAGCCGAGAGTTGTACGTGAGCGAGAAAAAATTCCGGCATGAGAAGATAGTGGATAACCCTACATCACAGAGTGATTTTTTCGCCAAGGTGGTGCAGGTCTTCGGTGACAACGCCAAGGTGGGCCTATGCTTCTATATAGCGACCCTCTTCCGTGACATTGTCATCGGCAAGAGTCGTTCCTTCCCAATTCTCAATGCCTTCGGCCCTAAGGGCTGCGGTAAAACAGAGTTCGCTGCAACGCTCATGAACTTCTTCTACAAGTACGAGACGAAGTACGAGCCGTTGTCTATCACCAACGCATCCATGCCCGCACTCTCCGACTATGTCGGAGGAGTTAGCGACGCTCTGGTACACATCGATGAGTACAAGAACTCCATCACACAGAACAAGGTTGAGTGGCTCAAGGACCTTTGGAATGGTATAGGTCGCACCAAAATGAACATGGACAAGGATAAGAAGCTCGTGCAGGCCAAGGTTGACTCTGGCATCATCCTCACTGGACAGGAGATGCCTACTGCAGATATCGCCCTCTTCAGCCGACTCATCTATCTCACCTTTGATAGGGGGGAGCATACTCGAGAGGAAAAACAGAACTTCGAGGAGCTAGAGAGATTCCGTCAGATAGGTGCAACTCACATCACTCTCCAACTGCTGAAGCATCGAGAGCAATTCCGGGCTGCATTCGGCAACTCCTGGAAGAAAGCATCTGAAGACCTCGAGAGCAGGCTGGAGAATGACAGCATCCTTGACCGTATCATGACTAACTGGAAGGTTCCAGTGGCCGCATACCTGGCCATAAGAGACTACATCGACTTCCCGTTTACATATGAGGATCTACTTCAGGTAGCAGTTAGAGGCATCAAAAATCAGAACAGCATGTGCAACACCACCGATGAGGTGGCTGGCTTCTGGAATATCATCAATGCTGCAGTACAGATGGGTGAGCTAAAGAAGGACCAGGACTTCAAGATTAAGACAGTTGGCGCATTGACCACCAATAAAGTCAAGATTGACAACTGGGCGATGCCGAAGAGCATCCTCATGATTCGCAAGGACATCACCATGGCAGTCTATCGCAAGTTAGGCCGGCAAATGGACGAGAACCTTCTGCCGAAGGAGTCACTCCTTCACTATCTGCAAATAGGTGCAGACTTCTACGGGTCAACAAAAAACCCTGAGCGATTTATCAAGTTCACTCCGAGCGGTTTGCCGGAGACAGTAGAGAAGACAGATGCCAATGGTACTATCACTGGTCGGCAGAAGATATATTATAAGGACAGGCCTCTCTGTTTTGACTATACCATGGTGGCAAACAGATATGGCATAGATCTTGACACAGAGATAGATGGTGAGCAGGAACAGACCAAGGATACCTATGTCATGACAGATGCAGAGCAGAAGGCTCTAGGCATGGAACCTTCGCCACTTTAGTTGAAATAAGTTTTTTGTTTAGATCATATCGGTTAGCCTCCAGGGGAAGAGATTCCTCTGGGGGCTTTTTTGTTGGTGTTCCGAGATTTTTCCGACAACTCACACGCGACTCAAAAACAATGTGGCATTTGTGGCAATTTGTGGCAACACTGATTATCAGAGAGTTAAGAGGGTATATATTTGTGGCAATTATGTGGCAATTTGTGGCAACGAGAAGAGAAGTGTGGCAAAGGTTGTGGCAATGTGGCAATTCTATTATATATTTGTGTCAATAAGAAAAGACTTATAATATTAATAATCAAGCACTTAACATTTTTGCCACAATTGCCACAAATGAATTGCCCAAAAATGGGTTCCTTGATTTTTAATTGCAACTTTTTCCCTTAAAACAAGGATTTTTAGCGCAATACAGATAACTTTTCCTATAAACATAGGAATATCTCGATTATTTTTCCTAACTTTGCGGTGTTTTTAATTACAGAAATATGAGTAAATTCGTAGTTTATGTACAGGTAGAGCCATATCTAAAGCAATGGCTCACCCATTCTTTCGGCGATCCCGTGGAATTCCCGTCCTCCAGCAACGAGAATGCTGTTCTGCGCCGGTTCCTATCTAAGCGCCCGATCAATAATCTGCCTGAGCAACCTGGAGAGCGAGATGTTGCCATCTGCATACCTTACTCCAAGTCTAAAAGTCCAGAGACTTACAACTTTCTTAACGGTCATGCCAAGCAGGCACTCACCGAAAGCATCAACGACCTCTTCCGCATCAACATGTGGAGTGACCTTGGAGACCTCAATGACATGTCATGCAAGAAGATGTCTGCTTTCCGCTCCTGGTGTGAACAGCAGGGTATCGACATAGAGTATGCTGAGACAATCCGCATGAAGTGGTATCGCATGCGCAAGGCCTATCAAGAGAAGGGCATCAATCTTTTTAATCTTAAAAGATGCAAAAAAGACGATTTTTCATGAGAAAATCTCATCTACTCTAGCCCTGTTTTTGTTCAACACCGAACAGGTGCGAACAGATGCGAACAGACGCGAAATTTGAACAGCTTATGAAAAGACTTAGTTATATCTGCTGCGTGCAGCGCATTCCTGTCAGCAAGTTGCCTTTCGATACACTTCTAGGCAACCATACATTTGAAATACCAGATAGCTACAATTGGCCAGTTGTTAAGTGTCAGAAGCCTGCCAAAATGGAAATCACAGACAAAATAGAGGATGGTCAGCGGTTCTACACCCATAAACTCACCTTCCGCACATGCAGCGAAGACCTGGACATGAAGGACAACTATGCCTATCTGGTCACCACCATCGAGGGCAAACGCTATCTCATTGGCAACAGGGAGCGGCCATATCCTATTATTAATATGTCAGATGTCCACCCTGATTCCCTTGGGACTTCTGCCATGCTCGAGTACACAGTTCAGTGGGGTAGCACCCGAAAAGCACCTTTATTAGCCTGATTTACGTATTTTTCCGTTGGCAATTGCCATATTATCTTTGCATCAAAAAAGATAAGCGCATGAAATACGGAATGATGATATGCGGTACCATCGGAGCCGGCTACGACTGGTGGTCGGGCACCTATGGTACACGTTCCAAGGATGTCAAGGCCTACCTTGACGCTCATCCGGACGAGGAGGTGGATATCGCCGTCTCCTCGCCGGGTGGTTATGTTGATGAAGGCTTGACCATCTATCAACTTATCAAGGATCATAAACATGTCAACGTCCATATCCTCGGCATGACTGCTTCCATCGCTACAGTTCTCTGCATGGGAGCCAAGCATGTTGATATGTCCGTCGGCAGTACCATGCTCATTCATAATGCTTCGACAGGTGTCGCAGTCTGGGAGTCTGCAAACAAGGCGAAACTCGATGAACTCATCAAGGATTGGCAGAAGCAGCGTGATGGTCTCGACACCATCGACAAGGTCATAGCCTCCGTCTATGCCCAGAAATCGGGCAAGACAAGCGATGAAATCCTGGCTCAGATGGAAAAGGGCAGTTGGCTGAGTCCACAGCAGGCATTGGAGATGGGGTTGGTTGATGAGGTCAGGGACCTGGACGAGGAAGACAAGAAGCGTCAGACTAATCTCGCTAAGAGATTCACTAACGCTTTCTGCTCCAACCTTGGTTTGCCGCCACTTCCTGGAGCAACCGCTAATGACGAGCCCTCTAAAACATTTCTCGAGAAGGTTGCCGCCTCACTCAGAGATATGTTCAAGAATAATACACAAATTTCTAACATGAAGAAAAAATTCCTCAATCTTCAGACCCTCCTCAATCGCAAGGAGGATTTTGAGGTTAACGATGAGAAGATTACTCTCACCGATGCAGAGATGCAGAAAATCGAGGATGCTCTTGCTCAAAAACAGAAGGACTTGGATGACAAGTCCGCTGAGCTCGACAAAGCCAGCCAGGAGGTCAAGGACCTGAAGGCTAAGGTTGAGCAGAAGGACAAGGATATCCAGGCCAAGAATAAGGAGATCAAGGATCTCAAGGGCGCTCCGGGTTCTGGTACCCATGAGGGCGTCACACCAGAGGTTGACAACGTTGACTCTGGTGAAATCTACAATGCTTTGAAGCAGATATTCTAAAATGGCAGCTTTAGAAAATACAGTTGAAATTACTCCTGATGAACTGAAGACCAGCTTTGCGAAGTACCGCAAGGACATCATTAAGATGCCTGTGCGCGCTCTTGACGAGGCAGCAAAATTCATGAGCCGACGCGTGGGCGTTCGTGGCAAGGAGACTGTCGGAGAGCTCGCAGGCGACATGGAGCTCGGGCCATACTCTCTTACTCGCAAGGATGAGAATGGCGTTACCATCACAGGCCGTACCCTGGAGACATTCCTTGGTTCATGCGTCAAGCCTTTTGAACCGAATGCCGTGCGTGAGGCTATCTGGGGCTCCAACGTTTTCCAGGGGGAAGCACTTAAGAACCAGCCTATCACCAAGCTGGTTGGCATGTTCCTGGCAGGCAAGATTGGTGAGGCACTCTTCAAGAACCTCTTCACCATGAAGCGAAACCCTGCAGGCTCAGGTACCGCAGATCTCGCTGATGGTTTCAAGACCATCTCCGATGCAGACATCAAGGCCAAGGCGATTTCTGTTGAGAAGGGCAACCTCTTCAATACAACTGCGATGACTGGTGTCAACGCTGTCGATGCAGTCGAGGCATTCTATGATCATGCCGATGAAAAACTGAAGGGCACCAGTACATGCATGTTCATGAACAGCCATGAACTCACGCTCTACCGCCGCTGCTATCGAGACAAGTACGGCACGGTCAATTGGAACAATGAGTTCAACCACAACAAGTTGGATGGTGCCAGCAACTGCACACTTGTGGGTCTTGACAACGTTCCTGCGGGCTACAAGATCATCACACCTGGCAGCAACATGCTCATCGGTTTGGCTACCGAGGGCGACAAGGCGAACTTTGGTGTAGAGAGTTCTCTTGACTCTCACTTCCTGGTTGACTTCGTTGCAACTATGTACTTCGGTACTCAGTTCGAGTCGATCTCCAAGGAACGCATCCTCTTCGGTTACGACACTATCCCTTCTGAGTAAGGGATAGCTGTCTATGGTTATACATAATATTATATATTGATATATGGCAACAAAGAAAACATGTGCTTCAGCCACAGACCTTTATGAGGATGTGTTGAAGTGTCCTGGTGAGAAGAGAATGCCTGGTACCAGAGCCTACGGCTTCTTCATTCCGCGACGTTACATCACCAAGTTCGCAGAACCACAGAAGGAGACTGCAACCTCACTTAAAGACTATCTCGTCATCAAAGATAGCCACACCATTCAGGCAGACAAGGTTTGGATTAAGATTGCCTTCATCACAGACAAGAGTTCCTTCTCGCCAGAGGCGCAGGGTGAACATGGCTGTAAGACCATGAACCTCAAGGCAACAGCTGTCCTCCCTGGTACAGAGGAGGAAGCGTCTGCACTCGCTTCTTTGCTTCTCAACGAAGACGGTATCTTTATGATTCCTGAGCGCAACGGAAAGCTTCGCCAGTTCGGTGACGAGACCTTCGAGGTCGACGTGACACCTTCTCAGTCTTCTGGAGCAGGTATCTCTGACGAGACCAACACCACACTTGAAATTTCTGTCAACTGCGAGACCATGCCTCCATTCTACTTCGGTACCCTCACAACTTCAGAAGGTACCATCTCTGGCAAGGATTGCAAGCCAGTGGAGGTCGCTGCTGGTACAGACGGCCATTAACAAGGGATTCGATTTTCCTACATAACTACTATCAGTGGCGGGGCGATGCTTACATGAGCTCGCCTCGCCATTTTAATTTTCTATTTATTATGAATGATCCGAAATTCACAGAAAAGTTGAAGAAGTGGTTTGACAGCGAGCATACCGATGCCAACATCAGGGAGGGAGCGCTGCTCCTCCTTCAGATGAATAACAACCGTCACCTCTATCAACTCATCAACTTCGACCCACAGGGCAAACTCGAGTTGCTCAAATATGAGCTGCAGAAGCATCTCAACTATCGCATCGAAGGCATGACCATCGATGATGTCCGCAACTATGACAAGGCAGTCACGCCAGTTCTTCAGACTGCGGTTGACAAGACCTCAGAAGCAGACAAGATTGCTAAGCAGTTAGCACCTCATCTTCCAGTCGTGGAGTCAGAAAACCTCGATTCCATCGTGCCTTCAGCCATCGTAGCCAAAGGCAGACGAGCAGACCATGACCAGTTGCCTGATAACATCCAGGCTATTTGGGATAACAACTGCGCACTCTGGAAAAAAATCAAGGAACACTTTGAGGCTTGCAAAGCTTACGACATGTCATGTGACAGATACGAGGGCTTGCATGCTGCCGACGAAGACTTCAAGCGCATGCTCCTTACGCTCAAGGAGGAGTACTATGCATACAAGCAGGCCATGGACGTCTACGACCATGCCCAGCCGGGTGATGCCGAGAAGCAGCCAGCGGAGGAGCAGCCAGAAGCAGCCATCACCTCCAAGCAGATTGGCAATGCTCGATCCTACATCACCAAGAACCTTGACCAGCTTATTGGCTTGACGGAGGCTGGCAACACAGACAAAGCTGACGCCTTGCGAGCAAAGGTCAATGAGCGAGTGCAACTCCTCATTACTGCCAAGGCAGAGATAACCGCTGATACCATCGCCAAGCTTCAGCAGGCTGGCATCAACATGGAGCAGCAGGCTTCAGCCGATGGCGAGGAGCAGCCAGAGAGTGCAGAAGAGGAGGTTACAGATGAGGGCGAAGCAGATACAGCAAGTCCTGAAGCCACTCCAGCAGAGTAGCTCACAGGTCTTCCTGGGTCAAGGGCTTCACACCCTTGGATTGTTAGGTTGGATTCTGGAGCAGACAGGACCGGCAGATGTTGCCGTCACGACCTTCTCTACATCCGATGCCTTCTTGTGCGGAGTCATTAACCTTCGCAAGCGAGGGCTAATTAACCATTCAACGTTAGTGGCTGACATTAAAGCTTCAAGTAAAACTTTAAAGCTAAAACGCTTAATGATAGAGGCTTTTGATGATGTTCGGCTTACGCTCAATCACTCCAAAATTATGTTGGTCAGTAACGCTGAGTGGTTAGTCTCCGTGATAACATCGCAGAACCAGACGTATGGTGATCGCGCTGAATGCACCTTCATCTCTCTCGATAGAGACGTCTATCTCGATATTCATAATATGCTCAATAATCTGTTAGATGATAAGACAACAATTTCCATTCCTCGAAGAGAGTGATTTATATCTGCAGACTGTCTATGATCTTGCCAAGACCATGACGCCTGTTGAGGAGATTCCCATCCTGATGGACCTTCCTCCTGATGAGTCTATGGCTATGCAACTGGAGCTGCAGGAACCTAGGTCGCCATATCGCAGACGCTATCTCAGAGGTTTAGCGGAGACCGCTAATGAGTTGAGAACCAACAATATTGCATTGGCAAATGTAGGTTCTCCTGGTGCTTATCAGGCTGTCATGTCACAACTCTCGCAGATTATTGCTAAAATCTCATGATATGAGCCTGCCTGTTAATGTTGATGATTACATGAAGTACATGCCTCTCAATGAGGATGAACTTCTAGATCTTCATCTCTCCGCTATCGTCAGAGCGAGAGTGGAGAGACTTCGAGGGTGCTATGCGTTCTGGCTTCGATACCCTCGATATACCGTCCGGGAGATGGTTGATCAGGATAAGGCCATGTTCGGCGTAAGCGAGACACAGGCATACGATGATATTCATCTCTGCCAGGTCATGCTCGGCAATCTCAACGCCGCCTCAAAGGAGTTCTGGCGGTGGAAGGTCAACCAGGAGATAGACGAGGACCGCAAGGCTGCCAAGGCTGCAGGGGATTTCCGTGCCCTAGCCCAGATGCAGAAGAACCGCATCAAGAATAACCGAACCGACACGCCTGATGAGCCAGAGCTGGCATTCGACAAGATTGTTCCTGTTGAGTTCCGCATGACAGATGATCCGACAGTCATCGGTTTGCAGAAGATTCCAAATCTTCGTGCAAAAATCAAGAAAATGGAGAAGCGCTACTCGATGCCGGACATCGAGGATGCTGACTTCGAAGAACTTCCGGCAGATGATGACAGCAAGACCTAAGGAGTTATTTTTCAACGACGTGCAGTCGCGCGTCCTGCAGCTCATGCCCAAGACGCTGGTCTGCGAATGGGGTCGAGGCACCGGTAAAGGTGTCGTGGAGGCAGGTCGCATTCTCTATGCGGTCCAGCACATGCCAGGTTCGTGCCTGGGCATGGTGGCGCCATCGGTCAAACGATGCCAGACCAACATCCTTCCTTCAGCTCTGGTCCACCTCGAGGAGTGGGGCTACAAGCGCGATGTCCACTACATCGTTGGCAAAAAACCGTGGAAGGCGCTGCACTGGCAGGAACCGCACTTCCAGCCTATGAACTGGGAGAACACCGTAGCCTTCTATAATGGCAGCTATCTCAACATCATCTCTCAGGACCGCAGCGGTACCTCCAACTCCCTCTCACTCGACCATGTTTTTATCGACGAGGCGAAGTTTATCGACTGGGAGCAGCTCAACAATGAGACGCTCCCGGCTAATCGAGGCAACAAGCAACTTTTCGGTGACTGCTGCCTTCACCATGGTCTGACAATTACTTCAGATACATCGGCGACCAAAAAAGGTTCCTGGTTCATGAGCTGGGAGAAGAAGCAAGACAAAGAGCTGGTGGCAACCATGGAGACAGTCCTGGTGCATCTGCACAGCATCCGCAACAAGCTGGCTGCTCACCCTGAACGATATGACTACTACATGAAGGAAGTGCAGAAGTATGAGAAGATTCTTGATTCTCTCCGCTCCTATGCGCTTGTCTATTCTCGATGCTCCAGCATCCAGAACCTCGCAGTTCTGGGCGAGGACTTCATCAGACAGATGAAGCGAGACCTGCCAAAGATGACCTTCCTCACGAGCATCATGTGCCAGCATGTCGGCATCGCACAGGATGGTTTCTACTCCGGGCTTGACGAGGATCGCAACTTCTATACGGCGCCGAACACCAGGTATCTCAATGACCTGCAGTATAAGTTCGACCCTAAGCACGACAAGCCGGACTGCCGCATGGATGGCGACCTGGAGGACGGTTTACCGCTGATCATCGGTTCCGATGCCAACAACAACATCAACTGTCTCGTAGTCGGGCAGGTGGGTTCTGATACCAAGTTGCGCATCGTCAACTCATTCTATGTGAAGTATGCCAGGAAGTTGCCTGAGCTCGCTCAGGACTTCTGCGACTACTATAAGTATCTCAAGAACAAACGAGTAATCTTCTACTACGATGCGACCTTCGTTGGAAACTCCTATGCAACGCACAGCGATAAGTTCTACCAGATTATTACCAAGGTGCTACGTAGGAATGGCTGGCTCGTTACAGAGGTCTACATCGGCAAGCCGATGAACCATCTTGAGAAGCAGTTGCTCATCGACCGCATGTTCAAGGGACATGCGCGACACATGGTTCTCATCAACCAGGACAATAACGAGGACCTGATCATCTCAATCGAGAGCGCCGGCTGTTACAACAACGGCAAGGATAAGCGAGGTGAGAAGCTCGTGGAGACAGACGAGGACAGGCTGGAGAACCGTACCGACTTCTCCGATGCCTTCGATACCGTCTGCATAGGCGTGGATAAGTTCCCTCAGACCGTCCTCTATACGGGAGGCATGAGCAACTATTACCCTCGATAGAATATTTCGTTCTTTTTTTATTTATTGCTTTAAGTTTTTTTTATGTTTTGATTCCTTGGCTGCTTGCTCGTGAGAGTAGGCAGCCTTTTTTTCTTTCTGGGTGTGTGAGAAAGCGGTATCTCCGATGGTGAGTTTGATGCTGTTCCGTACTTTTTTTATTGCATTCTCCGCCGCCCGTCATGTGTTCCCATCCGAAATTTCCTATGCAAAGGTAGCTTCTGGCGATTCAAACCTGTGCATGAACCTGGGTTAACAAAAGCCAAAGGTTCTTCACGCTTCACTAAACCTTTACCTTTTGTTAACACAGAACCCCACACCTGTTTGCCTCTGCCAGCGCATTGTCTAAGCATAGGAAAAATCGAAAGGGCACACCGGGCTTTGAACGGAATGCAATTAAAAAAAATACTCCACAGCAGGAGTGGGAAAAATCTCTGGACTCCCAAACATTACCAGAATACAATTTCAAACTTTATAAAATTTTTCGATATGAGACAGAATTATTTCTTTGAGTACGTTCCTAATGCTTACATCAACCTTTGCGTTGACAAGGCACAGCAGATGGCAAACAACCGCTTCGTCTACGACTTCAAGGCAGGCGATAAGGAGGCGGTACAAATCTGCGCTGAGTGGCTAGCTCGCTATCTTACAAAGCAGTATAGCAGTATCTTAGAGGACTTCGTTGTAGTTTTTGCTCCATGCAGCACACAATGGAAATATAACAAGCGATTCGGCTATCTCGCAGCCATCCTCAATGCAGCAGGCATCGCAACCGCAAATGAGCACGTGCACATTTTTGGAGAGCGCAAGCCAACCCACAACGGAGGCAGCCATGTTGTTAACGAAGACATTTATCACGTTTCAGTTGATGGCGAGTACTTCAAGGGCAAGCAGGTCATTCTATTCGACGACCTGCTGACTAGCGGCAAGACCATCGAGGACTTCAGAAGAAAGTTGGAGGCGGCAGGTGCTTATGTGGAGAGAGAAATCTTTTTGGCTCGCACTATCCACCACGACCCGATAAGCAACAGAGGCGTATTGCAGGAGATGGCAGAAGGCTTTTATGAGGCAGTTGCACACTCAAAGAGATGTTTTCCACAGGGTGTTAATATCAATAAGAAATCAAACAACAACTATAATAAAGTAGCGTAACATGAAGAAGTACAATGATATACTAGCAGATGAGCGACCAGAGTTCAAGGCAGCTAATTACGGATTCGATTCACTCAGTAACACCGAATTGTTATCCATGGTAATCAACAGAGGGGCAGGAACAGCCGAGAGCCTAAGCCAGGCTAGGCAACTGATGAACATGGCAGACAATAACCTCAGTAACCTTGCAAAGTTATCCATGGACGAAATGCAGGTGGTGCAGGGAATAGGCGACTGCAAGGCGTTGGCAGTACTCGCAGCTTTGGAACTAGGCAAGCGCAGGGCAGTGGAGAAGTTGGGCAGCAAGCCCGACATGGGCAGCAGTCTAGCCATATACAACTACATGCTTCCGCAGATGGCAGACCTCAAGGTAGAGCAGGCACACGTCATATTGATGAACCAAAATTTCAGACTCATCAAGAGCGTGAAACTGAGTGAAGGAGGGATAACAGAGACTTCAGTGGATATTCGTATCCTCATGAGGGAGGCAGTCTTGAGCGGTGCAACCATCATGGCATTCGTGCACAATCACCCATCGGGAAACACGCAGCCAAGCAAGGCGGACGATGTGCTGACGCAGCAGATAGCCAAGGCTTGTCAAGTCATGCGCATCTTCTTCATGGACCATGTGATAGTAACAGATGGAGCATTCTACAGCTATCACGACAAGGGAAGACTATAGGCACCATGGGCAACGTGATAGGAACACGTTGCCCTTTTACTTGCTTGCAAACTTGCTGATAACCGCGGATAAAGGGAAGGGGATAGAGATAAGCAAGGGCGATGGCAATTCGGCACGGCAGTCGGGGAAAAGGGCAATTGCCACATGAAAAATCCCTTACATATACCGCTCCAGTCAGCCGTGGCAATTGCCTCCGAGCGTAGGGCGGTGGGGGCTATGCTTACAGCAAGGCACGCCCTTTTTTGTTCCAACTTTCTAAAAATCCATGATTTTCAGCAAGTTGGCAAAAATGACCGTGGAAAATTTGTGCAAAATGCCCAAATTTTGCAATCAATTGCCATTGATTGCCCGCTCGAAAACGGCTACTTATGCCAATTTCCATGAAATTGCCACAAGAAACGAGCCGTTTTCGAGCGAACCCCTACATTTCATTTCGGGGTAAAAGCGGAAATAACATTGTTTGACATCATTCAAGAATGATGAGAAAAAGAGGTAAAAACCGTGTTTGATAGGGGTGAAATGTTAAATAATACACAAATGTTGAAAATAATCACGAAAATATTTGGTTATTCAACAAATGTTTAGTACCTTTGCATCGTGTTAATAAAGATAGTATATGGCAAGACGAAAATCTAAGGAACTCAAGGAAAATGAAGACGATTTGCTTTTCTACCTAGAGTATTGGCAAGAGTTCCCCGATACCTTCAAGAGGGTAGCAGAAAAAGAAATCGCAGAGTTGCAAAACAAAATTAAAAACAAAAAGAAATGAGAAAGCCCCCTTCGGGGGCACTCATTCCTTTAAACTTAAAAAATATAAGATTATGGAATATACAGAGATGATTGATAAGGTGAAGGCTTTGGCTACACAAAACAGAGCTGCCAAGACCGCAGAGGATAAGGCGGAGGTTCGCCGTCAGATGGATGCACTCAAGGAGTCAGACCCTAAGGCTTTTGCCGTGGCAGTGGGCTACATGGCTAAGACCACAGAGCAGAAGGTCAAGGAACTGACCATGGCAGAGAAGTTTGGTGAGATTACAGATATGGTTTCCATGGCTTACATCGCAAAGGCTTACTTTGGCAAGTCTCGCTCTTGGCTGGCACATAAGATGAACGGAAACTTAGTCAACGGAAAGGCAGCGCAGTTTACTCCTGATGAGCTTGTTACTCTCAGAGGTGCCTTGCAGGATATGGCTCAGAAATTTGGCTCGCTTAGCCTTGCTATTTAGGCTATCTTTATTTAACACATCGTCCCCGACACAGAGCCGTGCCGGGGACTTCATTGTTCACATATATAGTCTCTATTTTAATTGCTTTAATAGGGTGGATAGCAACAATCTTAGATGGGGTGATTGCAGCTGTATTAACAAAAGTCCATGAAGAATAGAGATAGCAATGAGAAAATTTACCGTAATATGGAGAAACCTTATGCGCTTCTCCAAGTTCATATATTCTTTTCTGTCCATACCTAATATATATTATTTCGTTTAACCGCTGCAAAAATAATCTTTTTTCAGCAATTCCACAAGTTTTCAAGGCTAAAATGTTAAATCTTACTTAATAATACGTTTTTTCGTAGTAAATATTTGGATAATACGAAAATTTGTAGTACCTTTGCATTGTCTTAAAGAAATAATGATATGAAGAAAATTTTAGTAAGCGACAAAGAGGAAGAGCTGATAGCAGCTATCAGAAATTACAAAAAATCTTTTCCTAGGGGTAACCCGCAGTTATTATGGTATGCTCAACAACTTTTCGATGAGATGATTGAGCCGCCTGAGTATTACACAAAGTATTAACAACAAACCCTCCCTTCGGGGAGGGCATTAAAAAATATAAGATTATGGAAGTAGCAGTAGCAACAGTTAAACAGACCAAGGATAGCGAAGTTAAACAGCGCATCCAGGATATTCAGATGCTCGTGTCGTGGCGCGAGATAGCACATACATATTTCGGCAAGTCGGCATCATGGCTTTATCACAAGCTCGATGGCATTGATGGCAATGGTGGAGTGGGAGGTTTCACCGAAGATGAAAAGAATATGCTCCGTGGCGCACTCTGCGAGGTTTCAAACCGCATACGTGCAGCTGCAGACAGAATATAAAAATGAGGCTGGGGCTTATCATTCCCCATAAGACAAAAGTCGCCATAGCCTTGTGGCGCAGAAATACAAAAGAGTTCGAAGCCTCTGGTGCGTGAAGCATCGGGGGCTCTTATTTATTAATCATAAAAAATATAAATATGAAAAGTGAGATGCCTGATGATGATATGGATTATATGGATTGGTCCTACAAACATTATCAAGATAAAAAAAATAAAGAGAGGGAAGCCAAGAGAAAGGCTGAAAAGAGAGAGCGCAATAAATATTGGATGGAGGTCATTACGTTCCTGTTGATGGTGGTATCTGTCTTATACTCGTGCCTGGCTTCTACCATTAAGCAAGTATGGCAATGGCTATTGATGTTGTTAAAGCTTCAATGACTACAAGCAGAAAAAGACGGTTATTGTCTCTTTCTGCTATTTCTAAACGCTCGTTGGCTATATCTAAGCGTTCATTGGTCTTATCGATAAGTTCAATAACCTTATGTAGGGTAAGTTTCTTATTTCTTTCCATACCTTAATATATATTATTTAGTTAATCCGATGCAAATATACGGAATTTTATTGAATATCTGTGGAATTTTATTGAATATCCGTGGAAAAACAGAGAAATACGGAGAATTTCAAGGAATTTTGTGGAATTTTCACGGAAAATGCGTGGAAAATCATTCCTTTTTATTCCTTTTCTTTCCTTTTCATTCCTCAACCTCTAGCCAGATGACCCGTTTTCGCGGTCGTTTTCGGTCATTTTCGGTCGTTTTTGCGGTCATTCCTGGAGAAAATCAGAGAATTTCGGTGAATTTCAGCGAAATTCAGAGAATATCGGGGAAAATCATTCCTTTTCATTCCTTTTCATTCCTCCTCCTCCTCAAATCACCCCGATTTTATGCTCTAAAACATATTCCCTGCAGATTCTTCTAAAATTTCTCGCTTTTTTTTTGGCGGTTCCAAATATTCTTCGTACTTTTGCCAACGGTTACAAGATGATAGTAGTCTATCCGGTAGGGCGACCGTTTCGCCTATGGCTTCTAGCCGCAGGCTTTTTTTATGCCTAGGAAAATCTTTTTTTCTAACTGGGAAAATAATTTTTCCCAACTGGGAAAATAGATATGCCCAATACATGGCGGCTGCATGAACCGTAAGATTTGATTTGTCCTCTCGGATAAGCCATCATCTTGTAACCAACGGGGAATGCAGCCGCCACCCTTTTGTACAATCGGCTGTTAATGGTTACAAGATGATGCAATATGCAGAATTCTATTTTATTAAGTGATGCGCAGGTGAGACCTGCAGGCATCAGCGTTGAGGAGGGCATGAATGCCCTCAAGTGTGAAATCAAGAAGCTCGCCAAGACCAAGAGCGAGACCTTCAGCTGTCTCTGCGATGAGACCGTGACCTATGGAGAGGTTGTGCTCACCATGGTTGGTTTCGCAGCTGTGATGGCGATGGTCATGATTGGTGGTTTCATTTTCGGAGGGGAGGTAGCATGAAGAAGAAAAGTAGAAACCGCAGAAGACGCACAGCAAAGCTGATAACCAAGGACATCAGCAAGTGCAAATACTTCATAAATATTGGCAAAAAAATGAACGCCCATAAGGTGGAACTCAAATTTCAGAGAAACTACAATACAATGGGTTCTGTTGTTTTCATCGATGATGCGTCACACAAGCAGACTATTATCCGATGGTATGATCATCGCTATTATGCTCTTAGGTATGGAGCTAAAGAGGTTGAGCCATACAATATGACTTTGGACAAGTGGAAAACCATCAACAACGATTAGGTATGAAAAAGAATAAGAAGAAAGTCAAGAGAGACATTCTCTTGCTATATTTCAAACGCCGTCGCATCCGCGATGCGCTCATGAAACGCTACTGGGAGCTTGAGACTAAACGCAAGGAACTGTACAAACTGGTGGAGTACGCCAAGATCCAGTCACGATACTGCGTCAATCTGGACTGCCACCGCATAGCCGGCAGATACCTCAGAGAACTGGAGCAAGAGGAACTACGTACCTGCAGACTTCAGATCAAATACGACATTTGGGCTTCCAGACTCGGTTACTGGATAGACCTCTATGAGACGGCATTAAACCGACAGCACCCAGATAACAGAATTTAAGTATAACCCTTTAAAAATTAACGATTATGCCAAGAAATACAGATAATTTCATCAGCGAGCAGTTTGAGGAGGACCTGCTCGACGCTTACTTCCACTTCCGCAGCTGCCTCCCTGTGAAGGATGAAGAAACCGGTCTTGATTACAAGAAGAGCTTCAAGACCACACAGGACATCGCCACGGAACTAGATGACATGGGCGGTGTCAGTATAGAAACCATCAACCAGTATCTGCAGGCGCATGGCTACTATGTAGCCACGCAGCCAGACGGTACCGTGGCATGGGCTATATGGGAGAGAGTTGTCAGGCCAGACAAATTGGTTTAAGTTAAAAACTCATATATTTTATTGTACTACCATGTGTTATGAATAATTTTTCGTACCTTTGCAGCACGAAAAATTTTACAAAGTTTTGAAAAGCTTTGATACGGCTGACCGCTCGTGAGGGTAGTCAGCCGTATTTTTATTTTTATCCTCTCCATATTATCTTTGCATCAAAAAAGATAATATATGACCATCACATCACTTCCGTCGGGCAGTTGTTTCCTTGAGAACATCCCCGACATCGATATTCTCACGGCCAAGACCCGCCTGCTCGTCACCATCAAGATAGGTGATGATACCATCTACGATGAGTATCTCTATCCTGCCGATGGAGAGGTCAGAGTGATCGACCTTGCCGACATTTTCCGTCCTTATACACGCCGGAGGCTGGCAGTCACAGCCACCATCACCATCGCCGAGCAACAGGTTCCGAGCTCCGGAGACACCGACTCGGCAACAGTCACCGATACGCAGACAGCCAAACTGCAGGTCTACTATTCTACCGTAGACATCGTGGGCGTGGACTGCTCTACATTCCTCACCACCCACTTCCTCACCCTGCTCGAGGGGCACAAGACCACCTACATGGGGCGACTTGAATATCTCCACTACATGGGCAAGGAAACAGCAGAAGTCACCGCGCACTATGCGGACAAAACCACAAAAATGTTTACCGCACCAGCCACCGGCGGCAACGACATCTACACCACCATCGACGTTTCTCCGTCTCGTTTCGAGACCGAGGGCACCGACCTTCTCTATTACGTGGTAGAGGCAGGCTCACGCTCAATGACCTTCATCATAGACAGCGAGGAGCGTGATGTGGCGCCTACTCTGCTCTTCACCAACAGCTTCGGCTGCCAGGAGCTCATCTACTGCACAGGCAAGCACGAAGTAGACCCGCAGTACACCCGCGATGCAGCCTACATGGGCGGCATCAGGGTAAACTACCGCATCACAGAGCAGCGCACATTTTCCGCCGATACTGGCTATCTGGGCACAGACATGGCAAACTGGGCAGATGATCTCTTCCGCTCAGACGAGGTCTATCTGGTCAACTTCATCGGTGGGGTAGCCAAGGTGGGCAAGCGTGTCACACTCTCAGACTCCAAGTCCAAGCGCGACAACCTGCGCGACAGCGTGCCACGCTTCACCTTCAGCTACACCTACGCCCAGCGACAGCACAACGTGCTTGACCTGCAGCGAGCCGGCCGTATCTTCGACAACACCTTTGACAACACCTTCAGCTGATGAGACGCACGGCTTACCACCTCACAGAGGTGCTGCGCCTCCTGGCCAAGGCAGAGCGAGACCGCTCCACCATTAACCTGAAGGCGTGGACATCAGACGGCGAGACCGTCGATTATACAGGATGGCTGGTCAGGGGCAGCAGCTGGCGTGGCGGATTCCACCGCCTCGTCAACCCGGCAAATGCCGAGGTTCGCACCGTTCCGGACATCTACATTCACCAGTTCCTGGGCTTACCAGTATATTTATGACATGAAACAGAAAAAATATCAGCTTCAGCAAGTAGGAACCAGCGGTTCCTACAGTCGCTACGCTCTCGTGGCAGAGGGCGTGAGCAGGGTAACAGACTCCACCACCATCGAGCAGCAGTACGGAAGGGATACCAGTTTTCTGGGTTCCGGAGAGGTGGGAGATGCCACCACGGGCATCTTGGAGACTTCAGACGGCAAGCTCTTCGAGTATGTGAACTATGGCGATGACAACGACATGCCATACACCCTGCAGCAGTTGCTGCGCCGCAACATGGTGGCGCAGCGAGCCATGGCATTCAACGTCCAGTGCTGCTACGGCCAGGGCGTGCGCTTCATGGACCGGGAGACCAAGCAGGACACTACCGACAGCGAGATACGCGACTTCTGCCTGAAGAACTCCATCCACGAGGTCTTCATGCAGCAGGCAACAGACATGAAGTTCTTCTTCTGGTCGGTAGAGGTCATCATCCTGAGCCGTGACCACTCCAAGATAGTAAACATCCGCCACAAGGACGTTTCCTACTGCCGCCTGGAGGCACCAAATGAGAAGGGGCGCATAGAGCATGTATTCTTCGGCGACTTCCGCAACGTCATGTCGCCGGTACATACCGAGGTCATCCCGCTGCTCGACCTCTACGACCCGCTGGGCGACCTCATGGCGCGCATGGGCAAGGCTCCGGATCCATATACCGGCATCAGGGGAAAGGCTCCTGAGATGGGCAAGGACTGCAAGTTTGCCATCATTTCACGCATCCCGACACCCGGACTGCAGTACTATCCGATACCATACTATGCCAGCATCTTCGACGATGCCTGGTACGACATCTACCGTCTCATCGGTATCGGCAAGCGCTACATGATCAAGAATACGTCCGCTCCACGCATCCAGATAGAGGTGCACCGCGACTACTGGGAAGAGCTCTGCAATAACGAGGACATCATCGACCCGGATAAGCGCAAGGAGCGCATCCTGCAGGAGAAGGACAACATCATCAACTTCGTCTGCGGACCGGAAAATGCAGGCAAGGCACTCATCACGGGCTATTATTTCGACCCTAACGGCAAGGAGCAGCGCATGGTGCGCATCATCAACCTCTCAGAGGGCAGCAAAAAGGAGGGTGGCGACTGGGCAGACGACATGAGCGAGGCATCCAATGCCCTCTGCTTCTCGCTGGGCGTGCATCCCAACCTCATCGGTGCCACTCCTGGCAAGAGCCAGATGAACAATTCCGGCTCAGACAAGCGAGAGCTCTTCATCCTCAAGCAGTCGCTCGAGAAGGCTTGCCACGACATCATGTGCAAGCCTTACCACGTCATCTCCCACTACAATGGCTATGCCGACCGAGGAGTGACCGTAGACGTGCCGATGATAGAACTCACGACACTAGACAAAAACAAGGACCAACAGACATCAATCGTATCAAACAATGGCAAAAATGAAGATTCAAATCAGCAAGGATGACTTCGAACAGAGCATCCTTGCAGCCACCAGCTCGCACTCTGAGGTGTTCGAGTCGGTGGAACCGCATTTCAAGGAGTCCTATCAGCGGATCAGTAAGCAGATACTGGGCGAGGTAGGCGAGAAGGCGCTGGAGACCAGCGAGGAGGCGCTGGAGACCAGCGAGAACCCCTGGTACAACAACAGCGAGGAGCTGCGTAAAGCAGTCATCAAGACTGTATGCCTCGATGCCTTCCTCAGCGTAGTAAGACACCTCGACCTCGTGCTCACTCCTACAGGCTTTGGCGTTGTGGCCAACAACGAAGTCTCTCCGGCAAGTTCCTCCAGAGTCGAGGCGCTCATCTAGCAATGCCGTGTAGCCCTCATCTCATCACAGCAGACAGTCCTGGCACTTCTCTGCAACGTACCGGGTTGGGGAAAAACCCTACAGGCAAAGCAGGGCATACAGACGATAGTTTGGAGCTTTGACGCTTACCGTTTTCTCACGGGAGAGACCAGCATGACATCCAAGGAGTGGGCATCCAAGTTGGCAGCCATGCAAGAGGCAGATGCCACCATACGCAAGCTTGTTTCTGATGAGCAGATGGATGACATCATGTCACAGGTTAGATGCGAGCGTAAAAGTAATTGGGAAGAGAACGAGGTGCGCCTCATGCTGATGCGCTGCATGATAATGCTTGCCAACGGCATGCTGTCTGCATACTCCAACGAGCGTGCAAGTCTGCTATCGTACCTAGACAGAAACCTAGATAAATTCCCATTATATGCGAATTCATCGGCATATAAGGCTAATCATTTCAAAGAATTTCAGAATGAAAAATCAAAACCTGCCTTCGTTTTCAACGCATAAAGATGGTACACAAGAGTTCAATTTCAAGGCGCCGTCATCGTGGGCGGAACTTTCAGAGGATCAGTTGCGCTATGTCCTTAGCATCATGTCGACGTTCCAGGATCATACCGTTGTCAAATGCTACCTTCTCGCAAGGTTCTGCGGTCTTACCGTACATAAGTACACCCGAACCGGGTGGAAATGCAGCGTTAAATGCGGTGAAAGCGACGAAAATGGCGATGCTAAGACTGGGAAAGTGCGCGAGAGAGTCCTGTATATCAGCGCTGCAGAAATCCTCTCTCTGCTCAAAAACTTCGATTTCATCGACTCCTTTACGGACTTTCGGCCTCTACAGGTCGCAAGTGACGTTCAGCTGACGGCAGTAAACAGCCTGCTTCACGAAATCAGCTTCTACGATTACCTCAATATCGAGAAGAACTACCAGCTGTTCATGCTCAAGCAGGAGGACAGATTCCTGCTGAAAATGGCGCATCTCATGTACAGAACCGCAGATGGTTCTGCCGATGAAACCGCCAAATTTAAGCCATATGAACTTCTGGGAGTCTTCATGTGGTTCTCGAGCGTCAAGGAGTATTTCGCCGCTAACTTCCCTCATTTCTTCAGACCCGCGAAAGAGGGTGGCGAACTGCGGCGTGAGGACATCCTGCCAGCCATGCAGGCGCAAATCAGGGCACTTACCGATGGTGACGTGACCAAACTGCAGGCAGTCTATAATACCGACTGCTGGGCTGCCCTCACAGAGCTTGATAACAAGGCACGAGAGGCAGAGGAGTTCAAGAAGCGCAACAGGCAAAATAGTTAAAATAACAGCACATGACAGAGAAAATCTTCGATTCTATCGCATATTTCAAGCAGCTGGCTGCCGAGTGCAGAACCTGCAAAGAATATAATTTTGTCGCAACAGAGTGTTCCGGACCAGATTCCATCCAGGGAGTCATGCAGCAGTTCCGAAAGGCATCCAACTTCATTATGGTGTCAGACACCGTTGACAGCAACACCCATTCCATCGGAGAGGGCTTCTTCGACCGCAACGTCTATACCGTCTGGATCCTGGCAGGGTACCGACACGATGACATGGCAGACCGAGAGGCGAAAATGAATATCTGCAGATATATCTTCCGCCAGTTCCTCAGCCGTATGCTCCACGACAAGAGCCGTGAGGCATACGACGGACAGATGGAGTTCCTGGACCTCACGCAGGTCTATTCGAGCGAACTGGGCAGATGGTCCATGAATGGCGTCACAGGACTCTATTTCATGGTCACATCTGACGAACCTATCGACATACAGTATGATGAGAGCCTATGGCAGACGCAGCAGTAGATGACCTCCTCAGATATGAGCGAGGCTGGACTAACGCCATGGGCGACTATTGGAGAGAGCGCATGGAGCGGTTGCGTACCATCGATACCGGCCGCCTCTACGCTTCCATTAAGGCGCATCTGGAGCAGGGGTCTGTGACAACAATTGAGCACAACTTCCTGCAGTATGGTATCTATGTAGCTGCAGGAGTAGGTCCGGCACATGAGTGGTACAAGTGGACCGAGGCACAGGGAGGCGAGAAAGTACATCGCATCAACAACGGCGACCTCAACTTCCTGGACGATGAATACCGTCGTGACAACAATCTCGAGAAACCGAAGAAGGTGGGCCCTGCCTGGGGCGGTCGTGTCGCCGGTGGCGAACCAAAAGGTCGCCGTGACTGGTTCTCGCAGAAGTACTACTCATCTGTCATGAAGCTCAACGAGCATGAGGCGACCTTCTACGGCGACCGGTACAATGGTCTGATGGCATCAGCCCTCACCGAAATCTTCAAGGGCATCGGTGCAGCACGCTACCTCTAGGGAGCGTATTTTTACCGATTCCATCGGCATATTATCTTTGCAAACAAAAAAGAAAAAAATGGCAGATAAACTAGACAAGAGTGCACTTCAGACCCTCTTCGAGGGCATCAGAGACGAGCGGCGCCTGCAGGCCAACACGGCCAACCGCATCGGCAACGCCTTCCTCTCGCTGCTGCATTTCTGTGCCGACGAGACCTCCGATGCCTTCCTCAGCCGCAAGCATGACGATGCAGCCGAGGGCATGATTACCTTCCTGCGTGGGCTCATCTCCGAGCAGATGGCGCAGCTCAAGGCGGGTGCACAGTTCGGTGACTTCGTCTCCGGGCTGTACAACGGCAAGGGCGCGCAGGTCGATGCCAATGGCAATGCAGAGGTTGAGAGCATCACCGTCCGCACATACATGCGGGTCATGGAACTGATTGTCAACCGCCTGTCAGCGCAGGAGGGTGACACTTTCTTCACCGAAAGCGACACCATCGAGAGCGTTGACAGCCTGGTTGATAACTGCTATGGCCTGCACCTCCGCTCAAAGTATAGTGGATACTTCACGGCGCAGCATGTGGGCAACGTCATCAAGGGCGTGGTCAACAACATCGCCTCGGCAGCCAATTCTGGCACCTCGGCTGATTACTACACCTCATGGATGAGAGTCAACAGCGTCAACGCGGTTAAGAATTACATCGAGGTCACCCTGTATCCTGATGCCGAAGTTCCGGCAGGAAAGAACTTTCCGCCATGTGAGCTCATGAATATCGCCCGTTATGGCAACCAGACCGATGAGTCGCTGCAGAGCTGTTTCTACATCTCCAGTTCCGAGGGGCGCATCGTCAAGCTGACGGGCGTCACCAAGCCGATACTCGATGATTTCAACTACGGCATGGTCTTCGGCGACATGCCTGAGTTCGTCAAGTCGCTCGACCTTCCTATCGTCAAGGGCAGGGATTATCTCTATGCAGCCGGCATCATCACCCAGGATATCATACAGATTGACTATCAAGGCAAACCGGTTGTCGATTATGTAGACCGAGGACCATGGTCAGAGGCGGCAGACTATTTCTGCTCAGCTCTCAATCCAGGAACTGGCAAATACGAGACTTCCGATGTCTGGTATACCGGGTGCAAGTGGCGATGCCAGAAGACTGGTACCCATACCGCACCAAGGTGGAATAATACCGATTGGGCGATGATAGAGGGCAATCCAGCATTCACCATCGATTTCCTCGAAGACGAGACGCTCTATGATTTCGACAACTTCCGAGCTCCGCTGACAGTCGTCGCATCGCTCTACGGACAGGATATCACATCAGATATCCTCGACAGCGACGTAGCCTGGACCAGATACACAGAGAACAGGGCTGGTGAGCAGAGAGTCACAAGTGACAACATCTGGTCACTCGAGGTCGGTTCCAAGGCAGGCAAGGCTATTGTACTGACCCAGTCTGACCTCTCCATCGACAGCGAGGGAGTTCCGGCTAAGATTAGATTCACGGCAACAGTTACACTTCGTGATGGTCTGGGCGATGAGGTTGCCCAAGATTCCATCACACTGGAATGTGTTTAATAACATATAAGATGAAATACAAAAGATTAGACTTCAAATACACGCCTCTGCAGGTGAACACATCCAAGACAATATCAGGCAGCGTTCCGCTCGAACAGACTTATGACGCCAACCAGAATGAGTATGCTCCTAATTACGAGTTGACACCATGCGCCTTGCAACCGGTCGTTGGTATAATCGACAGAGATAACATACTCGAGAGTGGTCGTGTCAATAGTGAACTGACAGATGTCGCCTGGTACAGAGTCGAGAATGGTGTGGAGGGTAATGCGCTGGTTTCGACACCCAGAAAACATGTCATCACCTCGTCCGGCAATGATGCCGGCAAACTGCTCTGGTATGTCAACGCAGCGCCGCAAAAACCGATTCTGCTCAGATTCAAGGCGAAGTACCTGGACAGCCGGACAAATAAGGTTCACAGAATTATGATGGACTATTCCATCAACTGCAAGAATGCGACCCTCTACAAGCCGACGCTGCTGCTTTCGAGTGGTGACCGATACTATAATCCGCTTCGTGATACAGACAAGCAGGTCATCAATGCATCTCTGCGCCTCGGATCAGAGGAGTGCGCTAAGGAGAAGAGGCTGTTCGTCTGGGAGATTCTCCGTGATAGAGGTCAGTTCTCTGCCATTACAGCAGATGACCTCGAAATCAAAGTTTCTGCAGATGGCACATCGGTTATTCTAGACCGCTCGCTCATGGGCAAGCGCATCTGCATCAGATGCAGGGCTAAATTCTCGGCAGATGGCAATCCGGCAAGCGTAGATCTGAGTGATGCTACACCGAACAGAATTGTCAATATCGTCCGCAGGATACCATTCTACGATTACGATATCCTCGACACGGTCGACGAAGTCCTGCCCGACACGAAGGTAGTAAACCCAGCGGCAACCATCTCTGACAATGTCGGAGAAATTGCGAACCCGACAAGAGAACTGCAGGTCCTCTGGTGGATGGCACCGAATAACTCGATACACTTTGAGAACGCTGTCCTTGTCGGACATGGCATGTCTCCGAGAGTACCTACAGATCTGCTGGATCCGAACAGGGGAGCTATCCTTGCTTTGGAAGTTAAAGACCTCGATCCTTTAGCTCTGGCTATGGATGCCGACGGCAAGGTCTTCGTGGACGCAGATGGCAATCCGTTCATTTTTCACTAATCATCATTTATAATATAATATATGGAAAGATACATCAAGGCAAATCGCAAGGTCGTGGAGTTGCTTCAGCTGACCGAGGACAGAACTGAGCTGCAGGATGGCAATTTCATTCTCTGGTGTCAGGATATCCTACAGCTTGGGGAACCTATCGAGTTCGAGGAGACGCTGTCCAGAATAGGCGCTATCGCTATGGATGGCAAGACCGCCTGCATGGAGCAGGAAGGCAAAGTGTGCAACAAGCTGCCTGTAGCTACAGACAGCAGATTCATCATGACAGAGCAGAGAGAGGAGGCAGAAAATGAGTAGCGCAAGTAAGTCGACAACCATCAACTTCATACCAAAGATGGGTACATTTACTCCGTCAATCCAGTCGCCTGACGGAGATATCTACCAGGAGTACCAGAGAAATGGGGATGTCGTGACTGTCTATCCGGATTTCTCGCAGACGCAGCCGAAGCTGTACTTCGTTGTCATCTCATCGAGAACAGCAGAAGGCATCAGTACACCAACCTCCATGAAGTACTTCTTCAATGATACGGAGATTCCTTTCAATTCTGCAGGCAAGTCTACAGGACTGTTTGACGGTCTCTTTGAGATTATCAGACCAAGTGCTTCGCAATTATATTGGGGACTGAAAATCTGCAACAACCTGGTTAAGGTTTCCAATTATAGCGGCATTACAATCAGGATGGTCGGTACCATCACAGAGCGTTCTGGGCAGCAGGAGGCTACAGATGAAATTCAGGCTAGCTACGATATCCCCGTTGGCCCTTACACAGGAGTCGCCTATCGTGTGACCATTAAGGCTCCGGCTAATGATACGCACAACTTCGTTCTGGGTAGCAAGGATGACAGCTGCCAGCTCGAAGCCAAAGTTACGCAGGGCAACGAGACTCTGACAGCAGGACTATATTACAAGTGGTATAAAGCAGTCAATAGCATCACAGGTTGGGAGCAGATTACAGGAGCCAGTGCCAAGATCCTCACCGTCAAGGCATCAGATGTTGATTGCACGAGGGAGTTCATGGTGGAAGTGTACAACGACAAGGCCATGGGCAAGGATAATATGCTGGGTTTCGACTTCCAGACTGTCATCGATGCGTCAGATCCGTACGATATTGAGCCCAACCCGACACCGGCTGATGAGTCTATCAGCGAGGACGAGTCAGGCAATGGTACTGTGACCTATACTCCGAGACTGATTGTCAGGGGAAAGTCTGAGGCTATCGGTAGTAAGTTCTATTTCACGCTGAAGTCAGGTTCTGGTGTTGTCCTCAATACTGAGGCGGCACGCAAGCCTACTGTCCAGCTGAGTTCATTTGCTGTGACCAGGGCAGACTGCGAGCATGCCGGTTACAGCAGCGTGGCATTAACGATTCAATCAGTCAAGTAGTCTATGACAGTAATAACAAGAACTATTAATTTTATCCGCAAGGCTGTCAAGGGTGAGAAGGGCAGCGTCCTTCGAGGTCCGCAGCTGTGGAATACCTGCAGCAATGGATACAGATTCGAAGCGGGTGGAGAAGGTGAAGAGTGGAAGGATGCGGTCTTATATAATGGATATACCTATTCCTGCATCAAGACTCACACCAAGACAGCAGACAATTATCCGGGTTCTGCAGCCGATCTGAACAACCATTATTGGAGACTGGGTCAGTCCATCGAACTCCTCATAGCCCACATCATCCTCACCCAATACCAGATGGTGGAGAACCTTGGTGTCCGTACCATCGAAATGAAGGATAAGGATGGCAACATTGTCTTCAAAGCTAAGGACGGCGAACTCGTTTGCAAGGGTGGCATATTCCAGAATGTCAGCGTCTCTGGAGATGTCTCTGTCGGAAGACTGAGATACAACGAAAATACGGTTACTGATGGCACTAGTGTCATCAATGGCTCTTTTATCATGGGTTGGGGTACCTATGTCCTACCGCACCTGAAAGATGGAGAATTCATGCGCATCGTGGTCTTCAATCCTGTCATATCGCGCAATACAATGCCAGCGGTACTTAAGGGCGAGCAGACAGGGGATGATTTCATGCCGGCACAAATGAGTTATTCGCACACTAAAGAGACTACCATAGAAGTTTATGGGTGGTATGAACTCATCGGCACGAACCTTCTTGGTCATACAAGATGGGTATATAGTAATGTAGAAAATAATCAAAATTAGAATAGCTGGAAATGGAAGGTAAAAAATTCAATTCCGTGACGAAAGTCACAACCGTCAACAGCAACCAGAGCCTGCTGCTGACAGACCAGAATGGCAATGTCACTAGCATCGGTATGGATGCGCTCAAGGCTGACCTTGCTGTTGGTCAGCATGCCTGGTGCGGAAGAGTGTGGGACACCGCAAACGCAACGCCTAAGGCTGCATCATACATTGGCTCTCTTGAATTGCTGAAGGAGTTGCCATACATCCTCGGGCTTGGCGCATACCTGGTCAAGAATGACCACAGTCGTCGGAAACTCGACAGCAAGGATCACTACAAGTATGCTACTGGTGAACCAGCAAAGCTGGATGGTACCGAAGGTCACTATCAGTGGGGCTGGGGACGTAATTTTTACGTGGTAATCAAGGATGTTGGGGGATTGCACTATGAGCAGATTGGCATCAAGCCAATTCCTGGTGAGTTTAATTACGAGATTCCTATCGGCAGTCTCTCTGCTGCAGGATTAGCCACTATAGAGCGAAGCACAGGCAGACTCGTGAGCTATATAAATAATGGAACTGACTATCGTGGTGGAGACAACAATTCGTCTTATGATGGCAAAAATAATACGCTTCTGGGTAGACCGGCAACTAATCTGACTGCTGAGCAGTTCAGAGCTGCAGCACGCAAGAATGGCAAGGGCTGGCTCAGCACAACCATGCGACATACATCCATTGTAGCAATTCTTTTCGGCGTCATCTTCGGTACACATTACGATCAGGATGCCGTCAATGCCAACAAGGATGCCAATGGTCTCTTCCAGGGAGGACTCGGTGTAGGCTTGACACAGATGCCAGACTGGGGCGGCTACAACGGCTATAGACCTGTAGCACCTATGAGTGCAGGCATCGAGCTTGGGGATTCGTGCGGTGAAGCAACTTACGCAGTCAAGAATGACGCAGGCACAACGGTATATAATGCCAAGATTCCATGTTTCTTCGGCTTAAAGAACGGCTTCGGCAATCTCTGGCGAATGCCGGATGATGAGTTCTGTCAGGTCAACAGTGACAAGACCATGACACACCTCGTGGCTCCGTCAATATACGGTTCCTGGACCATCGGCAACGCTTCCGGCATGATAGCGTTGAGCAAGTCACCAGGCGGTGGTGTAGGATGGATCAAGACCTTGTCGATGGAACATCTGGAGAACTTCTGTACGCAGATTGGTGCTACAGAGTCAACCTATTTGACTTGCTATTTCTGGAACACGTCAGGAGCTACATCCGGTTTTCGCCTGTGTCTTCGTGGTGGCGGCGCTGACCTTGGTGGTCAATGCGGTCTTTCGGCGCTCCACGTGAGCAATGCTGTCTCGGGTTACGGTGTGAACTGCGGTGCGGCCCTCTGCGAAGCAGCATCCGAGTGGTCATTGGAACCAGTGTATTACGAGGCGGCCTAGAGTGGACAGAGGTGTGCTGATGTGAGCTGGAGTGTGCAGGATTGGCCAAGGCTTCCCAGCGGAACCAAGGGCAATCCTGAGCACCCTGCGAGCGTAGCGAGCAAACCCAACCGCCCTTGGGCGGTCGATTTTTTTAGAAATTTCGCTCTTTGACATTCTTTCATTCCGATTTTTTTCAGTACCTTTGCAGGCGGTAATCAAACCAGGCTGTGATTCCTGCGCCGGTTTTCGCCTGTGTCTTCGTGGTGGCAACGCTAACAATGGTGGTCAATGCGGTCTTTCGACGCTCAACGTGAACAATGCTGTCTCGGATTACAATGTGAACTACGGTGCGGCCCTCAACTTAACAAGATACTGCAGGTTAGTTTGCTTAGCTGCAGTGATTTCGGGAGTCAGGCCTTGCTTCATGGCAAAACATACACATTAGCAGAATAGCTAGTAGATGATGACAATGGGTCATCCGGTCGAAAGTTAGGACATCATAAAAGCAGACAACAGACACAGACACCGACATTTATCAGACACCGACATTTTTTTTTATATACATAAAATTTTAAAGCAAGTGAAGAGGTTAGGTAACATTTCACAGGCGGTTGAGACTTTGCAAAATTTTCGTGAAGCATTTTTTGATTTTTCCCGGCACAAGAAGTCCCGTCTCTCAGTTCAAGCGTTTGAGGCAGAGTTTGAGTCAAATCTTCAAGCCCTGCTAAATGCATATGTTCATCAGACATGGCATACATCAGACTATGAGGTCAAGCAAGTTGAAAAACCCAAGCATCGCATAGTCAATAAGTTGCCTGTTGGCGATCATGTCATTCAGCATGCAGCCATGCACACCAGTGAAGATAAGTTGAGAGCCAAGATTCCTTACAACAGTCCAGCTGGTACCAAGGGTCGTGGCACGCATTTCTTCTACAAGATTATCAAACAGGATATCTATACCTCGCCACAGCAAGACACATTCTATTGCTTGCCCATGGATATACATCATTATTTCCAAAATGTTGAGCATAATCTGCTCAAGAGAGAGTACAGGTTGTATATCAAGGACCGCAAGCTGCTTGCTTTCATCGACGAGGTCGTTGACAGCTATGCCAATGGCATTGTGCTGGGCGTCAAGCTTACACAACTTTTGGGGCAACTGTTTCTGGCGAGGTTTGACTATCTCGCCATGCGGTGTTTCGACATACTCCAAAACCCCGAGAAACACGGCTACTGGCAGGCTCGGTACGTCACAGACATGCTCCTCACATGCCGCTCGGAGCAGCAAGCTATCGTTTTAAATGTGGGGGGGTAAAATCCCTCAATGAGCGCTTCGACCGTTTTTGCCGCGAAGGGCTCAAACATTATTATAGATTCATGGACAATATCTTCATCATGCATGAAGATAAGGTCTTCTTACGCCTTATGGCGGAGCTTGCAGTCATGCACTTGGCTAGAGACTGGAAGCTGAGCATCAATAAAAGTTGGAATATTCATCGTACATGTGACGGCATAGACTTCTGTGGACAGAAGATCTTTGCCGACCATGCCCTTTTGCGCAAGCGCACCAAGCAGGCACTCTGTGCCCAGGTGGCAAGATTGCGCAAACGTGGTCTTACCGATGAACAGATCCGGCGCAAGGCAGCATCGAGGCTTGGCCTAGCCAAACACGCAGATACAAAAAACTTATTAAATAAAATCGGTATGAAAAAGTATGGTCAGATTGTGAAGGCTCGCAAGGGAGAGGTTCCCTTCGAGGGCATGAGTTTGGCGCAGAAGAAGCATCCAGGCGATATCCTGTGCCACAACATTGAGGACTATGACAAGTTCCTCATCCTCATAGAGGATTACAAGATTGATAAGTCGAGAGTCGACTTCAAGATGGAGCAGGTTGAAGAAGTTGACGACCAGGGCGTCAAACACATAGTCACCAAGAAGGTGCCAAAGGACCGCCTCGCAATTCGCTTCCGTTTCATCGATCACGTCCGGAAGACAGGACAACTCGATGAACATGGCGATGAGATTGAGGAGCCGGTGTGGCAACCAGAGTCGTGGTGGCTCTTTACTGGCTCAGATATCTTGGTAGATCAGGCACGCAAGGAGTGGGAACTGCTGGACAAGGGCTTCTACACCGTTGCAGCGGAACTCACCAACAAGTTTGGCAAGAAATTTTATAAGTTTATCTAGATGCACAAGAAATTTTATCTTTGCCGTATGTCATACTTGAGATATGACAGCAAGCATTTTCTTCTGTTCCTGAGTGAGCAGAAAGTAGAAAACTATCACCCAGACACCACCATGTCGGAGTCTGATGGCGATAGTAAGACAGTGACAGCCTACTGCTACGAGGGCACAGAGATTGACGGCTCCACTAAAATTGAGGCTGAGTCGGCAAGCTATCGCCAGTTCGTGAATGGTCTTGTTCGTACTAAGTACAGTCAGGGCGATGTCGAAGCCATCCTATGCAACCATGGAGATGGCAATAAGGAGCATGAGACAGAGTACCAGGTATTCCAGGAATGGCGAGAGCAGGCTAAGCAGATGGCCAAAGAATTACTCGACAGAGATATCTCATAGTTAACAGATACGGCAGGAGGAAAATCGTTCTTCCTGCCGTATTTTTATATTTCTTATATTATCTGTACCTTTGTGCCAGATTTAATCAGGTACAGATATGCAGAGAAATACCAAGGATTGGATACACTACAGCTCGGCTGGCATCGTACTGCTTGCTGGCATTGTGCTCGTGTACATCAGCTTTTTTATGTCCCACGACGTCACATCTAACGTCTTGTGGTACTTTGGGCAGAGTCTGGTTTACGTGGCAACCGTCTTTGGTTTCGCACTGACTTTTGACACCAGAGTTAAAGACATTATCAATAAATATTTCAATAACAAAAATGGCACGCAAGATTAAGAAAATTTTCGTTCATTGTACAGCAAGCCGACAGTCATGGTCTGTCGATGCCTTGCTCAAGGAGTTCAGAAACAAAGGCTGGCATTATCCAGGCTACCACTGGGTCGTAACCGCTGATGGCAAGTACACGCCGCTCATGACAGAAGACCTGCCGTCCAACGGAGTTAAAGGTCACAATTTCGATTCAGTCAACGTTGCATACATGGGTGGAATATCCCGCACAGGCAAGGCTATCGACAACCGAACAGAAGAACAGAAGGCTGGACTTCGTCAACTCTTGAAGGAGTTACGACAACGCTACCCTGATGCAAAGATTATGGGACATCGTGATATCTCGCCTGACAAGAACCACAATGGAGTGGTCGATCCATGGGAGCGCATCAAGGAGTGCCCATGTTTCGACGCTATTTCTGAGTATGCTGACATCTAAAAAACTAGGATTATGCAGAAACATCTCAAGTCAATCATCATGGCCATATCGGTGATATTGGTCATCATCGCCTGCTTCTGGATTTTTGACCATCGCCAGCAGCGAGCGGAGCAGGAACTGAGAGAACAGCTCAATGGGCTGAAACTTCAGTATGCTCCAGCCGAGCGAGACACCATCCGAGACTCGCTCACGGTCATCACGCAGCAGGTGCTGCAGATGCCGGCAGAGGAGTACAAAATTCAGGCCTACGACCGCCAACTGCTCCATGACCTGGACATTCGTCTTGGCCAGGTCTTGGCAGACCAGCGCACGAGTCTGAGTACTGCTGATACGGTCAAGACTGACCGCAGCGACTCGGTCTATACCTACAGCGACCGATGGCTCAGTTTCCGTCTCAATACGGCGGACTCCATCTTGACATACAAGGCGAGAGACAGCCTCCAGACCATCGTCTACAGGCAGTACAAGCACAGATTCCTCTGGTGGCGGTGGGGCACCAAAGGCTATGATGTCAAGGTCATCAACTTCAATCCCCATTCCAACATATTATATAACAGCTATATACAAGTCACCCGATAATGGCAAGACAAGAGGTATATACAACAGTCATCAAGCTCAACTCTGAGGAGGCGAAGAACCGACTCAAAGAGTTAGAGGACAGAGTCGCTCGTCTGAAGAAGGCAAAACAGGATGCCTTCTCGGCGGGCGATTCCCGTTTAGGGGCTTCCCTCGCCAAGGATTTGAAGGCCGCAGAGCGAGAGATGAAGCAATTCAAAAACTCGACAATGAGCGTCAAGGAGACACTCGACAACCTGTCTTGTGCAAGCCTCGGACAGCTGGAGAAGGCTGCTAGACATCTGAAGGGGCAGATGAAGGCAGCGTCAGATCCTTCAGACTTCGCTAAATTGGACGCTCAACTCTCCAAGGTCAAGGAGCAGATGCTTGCACTGAAGGGCGCAACACGCAAGGCTGATGAGGAAGCAAGACGCATGACCGCAACAGTGTCAAACCTAAAGCATGCGTCACTCAATGACCTCAACTTCACAGCTTCCAAGCTACGTAGTCAAATGGCTGACTACGACCCAACATCTACCATGTACGCCTCTCGAGCGTCGCAGCTGAAGCTGGTAGAGGCAGAACTGGAGCGCATCCGCCTGAGTGAGCAGAAGGTGGTCACCCTCATGCAGCAATATGACAAGGAGATAGACAGCACCAATATGGATATCAAGGAGACCAGGAGGCGGATGCAGTTCGTCAACAACACCTTGGCCACTCTCAAGACCTCATCCATCCGTGACCTGGAGTACTCCTTGAAGGCACTCAATCGGCAGATGAGGGGCATGCAGCGTGGTACCGAGCAGTTCAAGCAGATGGAGCTGAAGGCGAAGAAGCTGAAGACAACACTGCAGGCAGTCAGAGGCGAGGGAGTTGCTCAGGAGTCCTGGATCAAGCGCTGTGCGGACTGGTTCAACCGTATGCAGGGCATTGCTCTGGGAGCCGTCGCAGCCATCTCCGGCATCACCTTCACCGTCAAGAAGTGCGTGGAGGAGTATGCAAAGATGGACGATGAGATGACCAACGTCCGCAAATATACCGGTCAGGCAGCCGAGGAAGTCGAGCGCATGAACGAAGATTTCAAGAAGATGGACACCCGAACTTCTCGACAGAAGCTCAACCAACTGGCAGAGGATGCTGGCAGACTAGGCATCACATCGACTGCTGCAGTTGAGGAGTTCGTCGATGGAGCGGATAAAATCAATGTTGCACTCGGTGATGACCTCGGCGATAAAGCAGTCTCTCAAATCGGTAAACTCGCACAGATGTTCGGCGAAGACAAGACCAAAGGTCTGCGAGGTGCCATGTTGGCGACAGGTTCTGCAGTCAACGAACTGGCTCAGAATTCTTCTGCCTCTGCCGGTTATCTCGTTGACTTCACTGCCCGTGTGGCAGGTGTCGGCAAGCAGGCAGGCTTTACACAGGCTCAGATTATGGGTCTCGCTTCTGTCCTTGACCAGAACATGCAGCAAGACGAGACTGCTGCAACCGCAGTGCAGAACCTTCTGGCCAAGATGTTCCAGGACTCCGCAAAGTTTGCTCAGATTGCAGGTCTCAATGTCAAGGAATTCGCAAAGACGTTAAAGGAGGACGCCAATGGCGCACTCCTCCAATTCCTGGCAGCCATGCGAGCCAAGGGTGGATTCGCAGACCTCGCACCAATGTTCGAGGAGATGAAGATGGATGGTTCCAGAGCGACAGGTGTCCTCACCGTCCTCGCAGACAAGCTCGATGACATCAAGACTGCCCAGAACCTGGCAAGCGAAGCATATTCAGAAGGCACGTCAGTCCTCAATGAGTTCGAGACTCAAAACGAGAATGTACAGGCTCAACTTGACAAGGCGAGCAAGAAGTTCCTGGATCTCTCCATCGAACTGGGACAGAAACTCTATCCTGCAGCACGATATTGCATATCTGCAGCCAGTCTCGGAGTTCGGACACTCTCCACACTCGTTGATTTCGTCAAAGATTATTGGCGCGTATTGGTTGTGCTGACCGCCGCCATCGTCACCTATACTGCAGTATCTAAGGCAAAGCTGATAGCAGACAAGGCACAGATGGCATGGCTCAACATCATGATATTGCGCGAGAAGGCGCATCTTTTCCTTGTGGGACTCAAGACATCTGCTCTCCAGACCATGGAAATTGTTCAGATGGCGTTGACACGTGAGATAAAACTGACCACCGCAGCGCAGATGTTGTGGAACAAGGTATTGTTGGCCAACCCTATCACAGCCGTGATAGCTGTTGTTGCCGGTCTGACAGCCGCAATCGTCACACTCTCTAAAGAGACGAGCACAGCTGAGCAGGCTCAAAGTGACTACAATGATGCCGTGACAGATGCCAACAAGCAGGCAGCAGAAGAGGAGGCATCCATCATGCGCCTGGTATCTGCTATCCAGTCAAATACCAGTGCCGAGTCCGATCGAAAGGCTGCACTGGAGGAACTCAACGGCAAGCTGATGAGTCAGCACCTGGGCAATATTACTGAAGAGGCTGTTCGCACAGGTCAGGCAACAAGGCAGATTCAGTCGTACATCGACATGATGAAAAAGAAGATCGTCATCGATGGCTTGCAGAAGAAGCTGGCTGAGTCTATAGCTAAGCAGGCTGAGGCAGAAGACCTGTTAGGAGAGGGAGATAACGACAATCGAGGCTACTGGAAGCGATTTTGGGATCGCCTCAACCCATTTGCAGGTGGCAAGACCCAGAAACTAAACTTCGTAGCCGAACACAAGGACCTGCTTCTTCAGAATATCGAGCGAGAAAAACAGTATCAGCAGAAACTCATGGCCAAGATTAATGAGCTGGAGTCCCAGCACTTCGAAATCAATGATCCGGAACCATGGAGAAACAATGGCTACAATGGCAAGGGCAATGATGGTACCATCATTAAGCAGAAGAGAACAACCGGCACTCATCAAGCTTCTGATAAAGAGCGCAAGGCTCGTGCCAAGGCAGAGAAGGCAGCTGCAGCCGAGGCACGCAAGCGACAGGCAGAAGCCAAGCGCAAGCAGAAGCAGGCAGCCGATAGCATCAAGGCTGAGACTAACGAACTGTTGGCTGACAACGCCAAAGCCTATGCAGAAGGCAAGAAAACCTATCAGCAGTTCATCGATGACAGACAGAGCATCCAAATTAAGGGTTTTGCCAAGCTGAAGCAGTTGTATGGTGCTGAGAGCAATGAGTACAAGCAGTTACTAGACAACCAGGTCAATGTTGTCAAGCAGCATGATGCTGCCATTCAGAAGATGAATGAGCAGACCATTGAGCGTGAACGCCTCCAGAAGGAGGCTAGCATCAAAGCTCAGTACAATGATGCCAGTTCAGCGATCTATCAGAATGATATCGCTCTCAATGAAGCCCTATATAAGAATGATGTCGAAGCCATGAAAAAACGTCTTGCACTCTACAAAGACAGAGAGGGCAGCGAGGAGTGGCTGGATCTGAAGGCTGAGATGGAACAGGCTGAGCTCGACCACCAACTGCAGATGCAGGAGTCATACCAGAACCAGCTGAAGGAGTTGCGTCAGCAGTTCGGTAAGCAAGACCTGCAGGCACAGGAGACCATGTACCTCAATGGCCTTGACAATCTCTACAAGCAGGGATTAATCAAGGAGGAGGAATATCAGCAGATGAAATTGGAGATAACCAAGCAGTTTGCTGCACAGAGAGCGCAGATTGATGCTGATGATCATGGTGCTGGTAGCGCTCAGCTGAAGATTAATGATAAGTCATCAGAGATGGTCAACAGTGCCAGGGCTGCAGCAGGGGAGTCCCAGTCGACCGGCAATGCAACTCTGGGTGGATACTTCTCCTCACAGATTCAGAACTACCAGAACACAATGGAGAAATTGAAGGAGTTGTATGGCAACGACAAGCAGAACCATGCTGCATACATGCAGGCGAAGGCGCAGGTCACCGCCAACTTCCTCGATAACATGGTGCAGCAGACATCTGCTGCATACAATGGCATCAACATTATTCTCTCTTCTGCATCAGCATACGCTCAGGCATGCTCAGACCTAGAGCAAGCCAAAATCTCCAAGAACTACGAGAAGCAGATTGCTGCAGCTGGCAACAACTCGAAAAAGAAGAAAAAGTTGGAGGAGAAGCGTGACAAGGAGTTAGCCGCTGCCAAGTCTAAGGCCAACAAGAAGTCAATGAAGATTGAGATAGCTCAGGCAATCGCTTCAACCGCCATGGCAGCCATCAACGCCTATTCTTCAGCAGCCAGCATCCCTGTCACTGGTTGGGTCATGGCTCCTATCGCTGCCGGCATGGCAACCGCAGCAGGTATGCTGCAGATTGCAACCATCAAGAAGCAGCACCAGGCAGAGGCAGCAGGTTACTATGAGGGAGGATATACCGGTGGCAACCGCTACCGAAAGGAGGCTGGAGTTGTGCATGAAGGTGAGTTCGTGGCTAATCACAATGCCGTCAACAACTCATCCATCCGTCCGGCTCTTGACCTCATCGATAGGGCACAGCGCTCCAATACTGTCGGCTCGCTGACCGCTGATGATATCACACGTTCTCTCGGACAGGGTAGCAGTACCGTGGTTGCTCCTGTTGTCAATGTCAACAATGATAACACCGAGGTGCGCCAGTCCCTCGAAGGTGTCAATGCAGCCGTCAGCCGTCTGACACAGACTCTTGACGATGGCATTGAGGTTGAGGTTCCGATATCTGGTCGTAGAGGTCTGCACCGCAGACTGCAGGATTATCAGCGCATTTTAAACAATAAGTAGCCTATGATTACATGTATTATCAATGGCCATCGGGCATACCCGATATCCACATCATCCATCAAGGTGACATACGCCAACCAGTATGTCACCGATGATGGTGAGTACACCTATGACATCACCTTCCCCATGAATATCCTGGAGAACCGTGTCATATTCAAGAATGTCTCACGCTTGGAAGTCAAGAAGAACATCGCCAAATACGATGACTGCAAGCTGTACTGTAACAGCCAGCTCATCATGAGCGGTGTCGGTACCATACTCTCCGTGAATGAGAAAGAAATCAAACTGCAGATAGTCGGAGGCAAATCACGCATCAAGTTCAATGACCGCATGAACAAGCACTACATCGATGAGATGGACCTAGGCATCGCTGACAAGCCTGGTTATACAGTTGATAAGGGCTTGTCTCAGGGATTTAAAGGCCATTTCAAGGTCAAAGACATCTACAGACTTGATGAAGATCAGTCGAAGTTCCTGGGAGTGGAAGGAAAATGGTGCTTCGTACCTGTACGGGACGAAACAAATGATATGATTGCAAATTTTGTTGGAGTAGATAAAACGAAACAATTTATTGGCTACAATGCACCATTTATCTCTAACCTAGCTGTTCAGCCCAACCTGATGTATATCTTTCGTAAAGTAGTAGAATACGAAGGATATACTATCAAGCGCAACGATTTTGACTGCAAGCCATGGAACCAGCTTTATATAGCTTCTGCCTACAAGACTCGCGAGATTAGAAGGGCGCTACCTCATTGGACAAGCTATACATTTATTGAGGAATTTCGGAAACTCTTCAATGCCTCCATCTACTTCGATGAAGTCCAGAAGACCTGCAGCGTCATCAGTTCCTCAGAGTTGAGTTCTGTAAATTCAATTGAGATAGAACCACTGGATGAATATTCGGCAGACTATGACGAGGATGGTTCTTTCAGTACTTCATCAACCGCTAACCTGGAGTATAAGCTAGATGATTCAGTCAATAGAGGTAGCTATGAGAGCATCTCCAAGAAGGTGTTCAGAAACTTCAATATTGTCAAAAGCGTAGATTATTTTGGCGAGAGCAACCAGTTCGCCTTGACAACACAGGGATGGAGCGAGAAGAAGAAGAGACAGACCATCATCGAGCACTTCTACAGCTATTACATATATGTAGAGGAGGACAATAACAAGACCTGGCAGTTGGCAGGTTACTGGTCACCGCTTATCAGAGACCAGAACTCCGATGATTACGTTGATCTCTGCATCTCTCCTGCTGCACAAGTTGTAGAAGATATCAATTTCAAGACAGGATTCCTAGAAGATAATTACTACGAGAAGCGTTGCCTGTTGTCAATACCTAATGACAAGGAAGCGGCTTCCAAGGAGTGCGATGTTGATGATGACGGATATAGCTACATATCCGTACAGGATGCCATAGATGATGAGTCAAGCATGGAAGAAAGCGAAGATGAAGAGGAGGTCATGAGTGTTTTCTTCATTCTGCCAGGCAAAGTGCAGGCGTATGACAAGCCATATGGCCATATTTCTTGGGTTGGAAATAAGTCGAGGTGGCCTATGTTTATAACCGATTACCGCATTAATACTGATTATCAGTATGCAGGAGTTAGTTCTATAGGGGGCACAAAATTATTCTCTCTGTCTTTGAATTCTACCAATACAGGTGTCATATCACTTGGTAAGTTCCATGCAATTTCGATTATCAAAATTGATAATCGAAATTGCATGGAAGTCAAGTTCAAGTCAGATGTCATACCGGACCCTTCCAAGATATACATCATCCGCAACAAGAGATTTGTATGCGAGAAAATAGAGATGGAAGTCAAGGACGATGCCATCGAGCCAGTTTACACGGGATATTTTTATATGCTATCATAATATATATATAATAAGGTGGGGAGCAGTTAGCTCTCCACCTTATTATATTATAGGATACCCTGATAGTTCTTGATATACTCATTCGCCTTCTGTATATCCTTAGGCGTATAGATGTCTGTGATGAGTATAGATGAGTGCCTCGCCTGGTCTCTGACCGACAAGACATCGGCATTTGCCCGCAGCATATTGGTGATGCCTGTGTCCTTCAAACTGTAGAACTTGAAGCGAGGTGAGAGCTTCAGTTCCTTCCTCAGAACTCGAGTCCAGTAGTCTCGGAACATTTTCTCATTCTTTCTTTCCGGTCCGGGACAGAACCCGTCAGAGAAAAGGTAGTCCTGCCCTGGGTGTGAGAAGATGTTGAGTTCCATCATCAGCTTGATGACATGAGTCGGCAAGGTGATCACGGCATCATTGCCGTTCTTCGTGTTCTCTCCATGCAGAGTGATTGTCTGAGTCTTTACATGGATATCGCAGATTCTGAGATAGGACATCTCTCGAGGACGGATGAAGAGGTAGTGAATGATTTCGCACGCCAGCAGATAGTGCCTGTTATGCTCCATCAGATAATCTCTGATGAGCTGCATGGTGCAGTCAGGTATGACATCTCTGCTTTTCTTCTGCCTGTTCTTGATACGCTCTAAACCTTCTGCTGGGTTCTTGGGTATATAGCCTCGAGCCAACAGATAAGCGGAGAAACTCTTAGTCCAGGCAAGATAGTTGTTGCGAGTCAATACTGTATTATTCCTGTCGATGAAAATGTAGTCCAGGAACTTGCTCACATTACTTTTGTCCCATTGATAAGAAAAATTGAGAGTTATGTTTTTTTCTTTCTTCCATCTTTCCAAGATCCGTACACGGCTGCTGTAGTCAACAAAAGTCTCCTCACGCATACTTCCCTCATTGCACATTTTTGTTAGATAAGCCTTATATCTATCGAGAACGTCTTCCCACTTCGTATATTCCAGAGGCTGCAGAGCCTCAATCCAAGGATTCCATCCTGCCATGAGCTTCTCTGTGAGATTCTTGATAATCTGGTCGGCATAGGCGCGCTGGTTCCGCTTGCCCTTAACATGATCGAGCATGATTTTTTTCTTCCGCATGCGGTTGATGCCTGGATCAAACGCCATGAAGGAGATATAACATTCAGATGCTTGATGAAAAACTGGTGGTTTCCAGCCAATGACACTGCTAAGCACTGTGTCATTCGAATTTGGAGAATAATTTTTTTTAGCCATATCTTTAATTTTTCTCAGATACAGCCTATTATTAATAATGTATATAGGAGTGATACCGAAATTGTACCGACCATTTTGGCATCGACTGAGGCAAATCCTCAGTGTTTATGGCACATTTACCGGCTTTTCGTCGGGATTACTGGACTCGAACCAGCGACCTCATCGTCCCGAACGACGTGCGCTA